TCAGTACTTCATCTTCTGCATTTCCTGCAACAAATAGGCTGGATCGTTGTGTGACACGTACTTGTTTGCCGTGGTGGAGAAATTTTTGTGCCCAAGAATGGCCTGCACCGCGGTCTTTTCCAGACCACACTCCACCATCTTGCTGCTGGCTGTATGGCGCAGCGTGTGTGGATGCACGCCCTCTATATGGCATTCCTGCATCAACGCCCGGAACTTTGTAGCCACGTTGCGCTTATCCAGCTTTGTGCCGGCCTTGGATGGAATCAGCCATTCACACCCGCTGTCCAGCATCCAAAAGGCAATGATCTTGTAAATGGGCTCAAGGATGGGGATAATGCGGTTCTTGCCCGCTTCTGTCTTTTCACCGCCCTGCATGTACCGCTCTTTCAGGTGCACATCCTCGCATCGCATGGAAAGCAGCTCGTCGATGCGCATACCGGTATAAAGCAGCACCATTGCGATTTGCGCCGTCTGCCCAAACTTCGGGTCATTCTGTCGGCTGCTGATCTGCTCGATCTCTTGGGCGGTCAGTGTGCGCTCTGCTTTTCCTGTAGCCGCCGGGAGTTGCAGCAGCATGGCGTAATTTTTGTTTATGATGTCCTGCGCCATTGCCCACTCGCAGATCTGGCTGAAAAGTGTGCGCTGCTTTTCGCAGGAGCTGCGGGAGAGCCCCTTTTCCACCATTGCGTCAATGACCTGTTGATAATCTGCCGCTTTCAAGTCCCGCAATTGTCGGTCGTATAACGGCGCAGCCTTTGCATAGGCCAGCTCGTACCCCTTTTGCATATCTGTGCTGAGCTTGTCAAATTTGGGTTGCGCTTTCCATTGGGCATAGGCATCCGCAAAGGTGCACTTCAGACGCGCTGCGGGGGTGTTCTGGGCGTTGTAAGCGTCTAATGCTTGTACGGCTTCGCCTGCCGTTTCAAACGTGCCCAGAACGTCCCTGCAGGCCGTAAGCGCCACATACGGTCTTGCCCGCGCCCCGTTCAGTTTATACACGCTGCCGCTGCCTTTGGGACGGCGGCGCTTTTTTCTTTGCTGCGGGGCGGCTTCCGGCTGCTTCTTCCCGCACCACGGACAAAAAGAAGCACCATCCGGGATCTCCTTCCGGCAGCATGGTCTCACGCATTTCATGGCTTACTCCTTTTTCTGCCCGATATATCCGAAAGCACCATTTTCAGCAGCGGCCCTTCCGGCCTTGTAGTTGATCTTCAGGTCTTCAATGGGAGGATGTGGAGCGTCCGGGCATGGGTCTAATCCCATGCTCTGGGCAAAGTTGTATTGGTCGATGATTGTTCCGCATATGCTGACCCGGTTATTGAGCGGGCAGTGCAAATTTGCAGCTATCTCCGATATGACAGCAGGCGGGCTGCTGCCGTGACTGCCTTTCAGTATGAAGAGAAGCAGCCTTTTTGTCAGTGGCGGCAGGCTTACCACGAGACGGCGCAACTCCGCGTTTAGCTCATCGTCCGCCTTTCCGTTATCCGGCACTTTGTACAGATCCGGGTGAGTCATCTCCATGAACACCGTGATGGGCGACACCCCACACGCCGTGCACCAGTCCATGATCTCGTCACTGTCCGGGCTGGTGCATCCTTTTTCCCAGCTCTGCACGGTGCGCTCTCCTTTTTCGATGCGCCTTGCGATCTCCGCTTGGCTCAGGCCAGCAGACACCCGCGTTTTTGCAAGTGCCTTTCCGATTTGGCTCGCCGTAAAATAACTCATACTTTCACCCCCATAAAACCAGTGTGTTTTTAACAAAAAATGGCGCAGAAAAAGTCTGCGCCATTCGACAAATTTTATCCGTATTTTGTTTTCCAACGGCGCATGGTAAAATCTGGATTATAAATCGTAGATGTGCACAAAAGAAAGGAGAAAACAAAATGGATTTTGAGCAAAGAAACGTCAAAGAAGCTGAAATGACCATCATCGATGGAATGCCCGCCAGCATCCTGACCGGCACCGACCACACCCCTGCACCTTGGGAGGAATGAGTTATGAAAAAGCTGTCACACTTTCGCGCCCATGCCCGTGCCCTGCTGGCCTGCTATTTGGATATGACCCCAGAGCAGCAGCGCCTTGCTCGCGCTTACATTCAACATAAGGCCCTGCCGGAGGTGCAAGCCCTGCGTAACGCAGCCGGTACGCCCGGCGGGGCGCTTGCTGCTGACCTGTTGCAAAATTTGCAACATCCTTGCAACCGCGAATAGCAACGTGCATTTTTTGCACATTGCTCGTGCATGCCGCGCGCATCTTGCAAATACGCATTTTTTTGTGGATTTTTTCACTAAAAACAGTGCTCGAATGGGGATTGACGTCAACAACCAGCGGTTTTATAATATGGTTGTAAACATGTTTTACACGTTAGTTTTTGCGGTAAATGACCTCAAGTCCGTGATCTGGATGATACGACCATGTAACGGTCACTTTGTCAAAAGCTTCCTTTTGCCTTCCGTCAATGGCACGAGTGCTCACAATTTCTTCGTAAAGCCAATCGGGAAGCCCTAGCGATTCATTAGCTTCTCTAACATGCATAAGCCCAATTGCTTTATTAGTTGTATTGTCCTTCAGGTCGTATGGATTTGTATCAATTGACAGGTATGAGCCATCGTCCGCAAGCGTTATGGTGATGTCGGCATATACATCATGCAACGTCCGAAAAACGCTATCGCTTGTTGTGCCACAATCGGTAACATCCCACATACACTTGCCTATTGAGGTCTCTATTTTTTGATTTTTTTCATTAAATGTGATTTTTTGGCTGATAAGAATAATCGGAGCTCCATCACCGGCTGTCTGCTGATATTTTCCTTTAAAAGTGAAAGTTTGATTTGCAAATGCGGTTCTCGCGTGCTCATACTGTACACTTTTTACAGCGGCATAAAAACGTTTCCCACTTTCATCTATGACGGAAAAGCATTTGTAATCGGTTTCAGGAAAAGGATAAACGGAATAATCCTCCGCGGTATAAGTGTAAAAATAGTCGAAATCGGTTCGTCCGGAAAACTCGACTGTTTGACCCACTTTGTACTGGTTCCCATCTGCAAAAGCCGTCATGGCAAAAGGAATGGACAAAGCCGCAGTCAAACCCAATGCAAGAAACGTTCTTCTTTTCATAATAACCACCTCATATACAAAAATAGGCAGCCAACCAGCTGCCTAAAAAGCTAAATTATCAAGGAAAATGCCAAAGGGGGAAAATAAAGTGCAAGAAAATAGCACAAAGTTTGCAAAATGTGATACAATGGAAGAAAAGTGCCGCCTCAAAGCTTTATTTTCTTCTCTGTCGGCACAGGAAAAACAAGAGGTTCTTTCCTATGCGGAAAGCCTGCTCAACAGCAGAAAGGAGTAAATCTGTGGATAAGTACGAGATTGAACTGGGCCGGTACAAAACCAGAATTTTTGCTCTTCTGGCAACGGAAGCGTCCGGCCTGCCCGGAATCAAAAGCGAAGAGTGCGCAAATTGTGACCACCGGTGCTCTCTTGAAATCGGGTGTTACTGCTTCAACTACGGATGCGGAAAGGGCAAGACCACGGAAGAGCTGCACGAAGCATTTGACCGCGTTTGTGATGCCCTTAAAATTTCTGGCCGAAGATGGACACCAGCAAATCCAATGCGGCCTGAAGTATTTGATTCTCCCGATCTGCTCGAAGTTCTTGAAGATAGGCTTCTCCAGCTAGCGGAAGAGAATAAATGTACTCGCTGGGAAGAAAACCACCCACCCCGTCAGGAATGTACTCTTTGCGGCGCTCATCAATCAGACCACGGCCCTTCAAGTTCTGAATGTACCGATTCTGGCCGTTGAAACTGAAATCCTCGCCGGAAATGAGACAGACTTCGTGCTGGTTCATTTTCCCGTTGTGCTTCTCCATATATAATAGGAGAGCCAGGCTCTTTTTGTCCAAAAACTCAGCCATTGGGGTTTTCCTTCCTCTTTGCAACCTTAAATTCCATATACTCCAGAAGATCTGCACGGTCTGCATCGGTCATCTGACTTAGCAGCTCGTCAAACCTTGCATCCAGCCCACTCCCTTCACCGGGGGTGGGCTTTTCTTTTTGCTCTTCGCCCATAAGCTCTTCAATAGAAATTCGTAGAAAATCAGACACAAGCAGTAGCTTATCTTTCGGCGGATAGCGCTTTCCATTAGCCCATTTTCCTACTGTTCCGTTGGCAAATTTCAAATCTTTCTCCATTTTTGTAATGGAGCTTCCTTGATTTTTACACGATACACGGATAAATTCCACCAGTTCAGGCAAAGAACGCATAAAAAATTCCTCCAATAGCCTAATTTTCTATTGACAGATAGAAAATTAGGCTATATAATAGAGAGCGTAAGGAGCAAACAAAACCAAAGCCCCTGACAATATTATATCGGGCAGACGCTAGATTTTATTCACTTTGTACCTTGCAACTACATAGTAGCATATTTTCTAGTGATTTTCAAGCCCGGAAAGGAGAATTGCTAGTGAATGTATCAAAAATTGACCAGTTTTGCAAGTTGCACGGACTGAGCCGCACCGATCTGGAGGCGGCGGCAGGCCTGAGCAACGGCGCAATCGGCAAGTGGGAGCGCTCGATTTACGGGCCAAGCCTTTCACAGCTGCTCAAGCTCGCAAAGTATTTCAAGGTCACACTGAACGAGCTTGTGGTCTACGATGAGGAAGGAGGAAAGCCTGAATGAACGACATTATCTTATCCACACAGAACGGCGAGCCAGTTGTTTCCAGTCGGGAAGTCGCCAAGAACTTTGGCAAAGAGCACAAGGACGTGCTCAAAGCCATCAACAATCTCGTGGCGCAAAATTGCGCCGCCAAATCTATGTTCCATCTTTCCGACTTTGAGAATCGTGGCAAGAAGTACCCCATGTACCTGATGAACCGGGACGGCTTTTCGCTGCTGGCGATGGGTTTTACCGGCAAGGAAGCGCTGGAATGGAAGCTGAAGTACATCCAAGCCTTCAACGCCATGGAAAAGCAGCTGGCACAGCGCCCGCAGCTTTCTCGCTCTGAGCTGATGGCACAGGCCCTGATTGCCGCCCACGATGAGCTTGAGCACAAGGACAGGCAGATTGCAGAGCTGACCCCGAAGGGCATCTTTGCGGATGCCGTGAGTGCCAGCAAGAAGAGCATCCTTGTGGGCGAGTTGGCAAAGCTGCTGTGCCAGAACGGCGTGCAGATCGGGCAGAACCGGCTGTTCAGCTGGATGCGGGAGCGCGGCTACCTTATCAAAGACCCCAAGCGCAGCGACTACAACATGCCCACACAGCGGGCCGTGGAGCAGGGCCTGTTTGAGATCAAGGAGACCACCGTGGTGCACTCCGATGGACACACCAGCATCAACAAGACACCCAAAGTGACCGGCAAAGGTCAGATCTACTTTGTGAACCAGTTTGTGAAGCGGTAAAGCCACAGCGTGGCGTAAGCAATATATTTTGGAGGTTACTATTATGAAAAAACTGCATGTGAAAGCTACGTTTATTGAGCCGGTGCTGGGTACATGGCCCGCAAATCCCAATGTGGCCCGCGAGTTTATCGCCAGCAAGTCGCCGGATGCTGCAACCATCGAGGATGAAGTGGCGGCTCTTGGCCCTGATGCGGTAGCTGATAAGGGCATGACCGTTTTCCCGCGTGACCCGGACGGAAATCCGATCTTTTACGATTACCAGATCAAAGGCATGTTTAAGGATGCTTGCGGCATGCTTTCCCGCATCGGCGGCAAGACCGAAACCGGCAAGAAGAAGGCCGTGAACGAAAGCGGCAAGCTGACCGCTTACAAGAAGGTCATTGACGGCCTGATCTTCGTTCAGCCCCGCATGATTCCCATTCATGTGAACGGCGAGATTACCGACTGCCAGCGTCCGTTGCGTGCCCAGACCGCACAGGGCGAGCGCGTGAGCCTTGCCAACAGTGAGCAAATCCCGGCGGGCAGCACTTGCGAGTTTGACGTGACCCTCCTTGACGACAGCCACGAAAAGGTTGTGCGTGAGTGGCTGGATTACGGCCAGCTCCGGGGCATTGGCCAGTGGCGCAACAGCGGAAAGGGCCGCTTTACCTACATCGCTTATGAGGTGAATGCCTGAGAGCAAGGGCATGGCATTGACGGCCCTGATTCGCGGAGGCATGGTACGGCGACGCGTGGCGAAGGAATTGAATGGCAAGGCATGGTGTGGCGAAGCAAGGCGCAGAATTGCAACGGAAAAGCTCTGCATTGAGTTGCAAAGGCTGAGCAAGGCAGAGAGGTGCGTGGCAACGGCTATGAGGTGAACTGCTGTGCAGTGGCACTGAGAAGCACAGACAGGCAAGGCAAAGGCGAAGCAGAGCATGGCGACGCGAAGGAATGGCAGAGAAAAGCGCTGATGTGATTTGCAAAGGAAAAGTGGTGCACCGTAACGATTCGCTGCGGCAAGGTTTTGCTTCGGATGCATTGGCATGGCAACGCGACACACCGCGACGGCAAAGCAAAGAGAAGGCATTTTATTGAACATTTTATTAAAAGGAGAAACGAGCATGAAAAAAGTTATTGTTGGCGTAGCGTCCGTATTGGCAAGCGCTTTGCTGATGGCCGGATGCAATAAGCAGGTCATCGATTTGACTTATGAATACAACTGGGCACAGCTGAAAATGCCCGATGGAACGATTGTCGAGGGCAAGCTGAATAGTTGGGACGATTACGAGGGCGACCAGCTGCAAGTGAAAATTGACGGTGTGACCTATCTGGTTCATTCGTCCAATGTTGTGCTGCGTCATTGATGCAAGGAGGATTTTTATGAAAACCACGATGCGCGATAAAGTTTGCCAGCTGATTGGCAAGTATCAGTATCTCGAAGACTATTACAAAACGAAAGCGGCCATCCAAGCACAAAAGAGCTTCTTAGACGGCGGCTTTATCATCCGGCTTGCAGAGCCTGCGCAGGCAGATATGTGCGGCCAGTTCTTGACCGATTTGAACAAGCTGCTGGAAGAGGACGAAGCTGCAGCAGCCCAGGATGACCCCCGCAAGACCGCCCCAGCGGGCAAGTGGTGCACGGAATCAGCGGCACAGGCAGCTGAGAGAGTCGCAAAGGAGGCGCGGAACAATGGGTGAAGTACTATCGATCATCATCGCGTTTGCCGCCATTCTGGGCATCTCGTGGGGCGTTACCTGTGCCGCCGTGTGGGCCATCTGCGCATTGATGCACTGGACGTTCACCTGGGCCGCCGGAACGGCGGCGTGGATCGCGCTCTGGCTCATCGGCAGCTTTGGCAGCTCTAAGAAGTGAGGCCGAGCCGTGAAGAAGCACTACAACAAGCGCTGGCTTGAACAGCGCTGGGATGCAAGGCAGCCGGAGCGGTTGGAGCATATCCAGATGAAGCGGAAGCTGAGAGAAAAAAAGGAGGGGTGCGGCAATGAAGCCGAGCATGGGAATTGCAGAGTGCTGCCAGATCATGCGTGACAATAACATTTCGGTGAGCGAGCCGATCTTTACTGGTATGATTCAGGCCGGCAGCTTCCCGGCATGGGCGGTGCCGTCTATTGACACCAAGAGCGCCGCCCCGCTGATCTCACGCGCCGGATTTATGGCGTGGATGAAGGATTTCTACAAACTTGAGAAGATCTACACAAAGGAGGACCCGAAAGAATGAAACTAAAATCCACTACTTACTACTGGCTGGCTGTCATTTTTGGCGGCGTTGGAATGGGTGCAGCTATGGGCGCAGAGGGTACCGCGCAGACCACCGGATACATCTCCGGCACGCTGTTTGCGGTGTCGCTGGTGCTGATTTTGGCCGCTGTTCTGCTGGCTCGTCTGGGCTTTGCCGCAGAGGACAGGGAGAGAGCCGCAAAGCGGCGCAAGTACGGCAAGATCAACCGCGCCCACGCCCGTAACCCAGAGTATCCGGAGAATCAGGAGCGTGGGGCATGATGACGGCCAAAGAGTACGTTGAGGGCAAAGTCAAGTCCTACACGCGGCTTGCCGAACGCTGCAGGCGAGAAGCCGAAGCCTCAGACGACATTGTTGTCCGGGCCGGATACTCCGCACGGGCAAACGTCTATGAGATGTGCGCCGAAGAAATGGACAACGTGCGGGAGATGCTGCAAGAGGAGTCCGGGGAGATCACGTATGCCTGACACTGTCCTCCATGTCATGTGGTACACCGTGTATGATGCCAAGACCGGAGACCTGATCGCCAGCGGTACGTCTGAGATGTGCGCAAGGCGGCTGGGTTACAAAAGTGCAAACAGCTTTGCGTCTGCGAGCAGCCACAGCCGCAACGGCAGGCGTCGGGCTCGCAAGTACATTTTTGAGAAAGAGCGCATCCGACGTGATGAGGTGGACAGTCTGCCGCCGATACGCCACAAAAAAAGAAGAGCCTACCCGTGCGCTAACACGGACAAGCTCAAGGGTGATGAGTTTCGCCGCCCATCACCACAAAAATAACATAAAACAGGAGGTTTTACAAGTGGCACTTTTGAGAATTTACGATGTGAAGCAAGAGCCGCCAGCGCTTGTTTCGCAACAGCAATTTCCGGTTGCTTCGGATGCAATTGTGATTGCCGATGAACTGGCAAAGAGAAAGCCCGAACGGCTGTACAGGGTGTTTGACGCTGATATGAACGTTGTGTATGCGAGGTGAATATTTATGCAAGAAGAATTGACCGTCCGGGTGGAGCACCCGGAACTGCCCGCGATCCGGTGGAATGAAGCCGAGGTGCAGCAGAACCTGACCGAGATGCTGGCCGCCTACACTGGCCGCGTCTACACCCCGGAGACCATCAAGGATGCCAAGGCCGACCGCGCAGCCGTGAACAAGCTGGACAAGCAGCTCTCGGATGCTGCCCGCAGTGCAAAGGCCTTTTACATGAAGCCGCTGGAAGAGTTCTTGCAGAGCGCCAAGCAGATGCAGGGCCAGTGTAAGGCCGTCTCCGGTGCCATTGACCAGCAGGTCAAGGCTGTGGAGGAAGCCGAGAGGCAGGATAAGCAGGATGCGCTGCGGGCTGTCTATGCCGACTGCATCGGAGAACTGCGGGAGCTTATCCCCTTTGACCGCCTGCTTGTTCCCCAGTGGCTGAACAAGACCTATGATCTGGCAAAGGCCGGCCGGGAGCTGCGCAAGAGCGTGGAGACCCGGCGGGAGGAGCTGCGTCTGATCCGGGAGACCTGCGGAGAGGACGCAGAGGCTTGCACCACGGAGTATCTGCGTGAACTGAATCTGAACGCCGCCCTTGTGGAGCATAGCCGCCGCCAGAATGCCCGGGACGCCCAGCGCCGCGCAGAAGCCGAGAGAATGGCCGCAGAGCGGGTGCAGGCCACCGCTCCGGTCATTATCCCTCCGACCGAAGAAGAACGCCAGATCGCCGCAGAAGCGGTCCAAACGGCGCAGGCCAATGCATCCATCACGCCGGATGGCAGGTTGGATTTCAGCATGCTTCAGAGATTCGCAGAGCCTGAACAGCAGGAGGCTCCGGTCCGCAAGAAATACAGCTTCTGGGTGGAGTTCACCCGGGAGGACATTGCATGGTTCAAGCAGGGAGCCGCAGAGCGCGGCTTCCGCTATGGTTCGATCAAATAATTTTGGAGGTAGTTACTTATGGCACTTACTCGTCCCGGCGCACCCGCGCCTACTTCGTCCGTTTCCAACGCACAGGCTCTGGCAAACCGTTCCATTCAGAATGCCAACCGTGCAGGCAGCACCGCTATGCAGGCCGCATCCCCGTCCGTTCCGGTGGAGATCACTGCTGCCGATGGCCAGCACCTCGTCGTCAGTTTTGACGAAGTACGGCGTTTTATTTGCGACAAAGCCACCGATGCTGAATGCAAAATCTTTCTGGAGACCTGCAAGCAGTACAAGCTGAACCCCTTCACCAAGGAAGCCTATCTGATCCACTACGACAACAAGAACGAGGACACCGCCAGCACCATCGTGCTGGGCAAGAACTGTTATCTGCAGATGGCCGAGCGCAACCCGGCCTACGATGGTTTTGAAGCTGGCGTGATCGTCCTGACCGCAGATGGCCAGCTGCTGAACCGTGAGGGTTCCATCGTCTATGATGGGAACGGCGGCGAGACCCTTCTCGGCGGCTGGGCGAAGGTCTACCGTAAGGACCGCACCCGCGCCAGCTACGAGGAAGTCAAGCTCAGTGAATACGACACCGGAAAGTCTCTTTGGAACGGCAAAAAGGCTACCATGATCCGCAAGGTGGCTTTGGTGCACGCCCTGCGTGAAGCATTTCCTTCTACTTTCGGCGCTCTGTACGATGAGAGCGAGGTGCGTGTGGACGCTGAAGGCGCCGCTCGTGAGGTGCCGCCTGAAGAACTGCCGGTGCTGGATCCTTACGCAGGCTCCCACCGCCACCGCAAGACAGCAGGCACCCTGATCCCTGCCTCGGATGCACCCTCTGCAGAGGAAAACGCCGATGATCCGTTTGGCGGTGATGATGCATGATCGTCCAGACCAAGAACGGCATCATGCTGCACGGCGAGATCGCCAAAGACCCGGTGCTCCGGGATGCCGGGCAGAAGCGGGTGCTGAAGTTTGACCTGAAAGCCAGCCGCACACAGGATGAATCCGGCAAATGGCAGAGCTTCTTTGTGGGCGTGAACCTCTGGCACGGCATCGACCAGTGGGACGGCATGCTGCAGAAAGGCGATCAGGTCACAGTTTTTGCTCAAAAGCTGAAAGAGCGGGAGTATAACGGCAAGATCTATTACGACGTGGACGCGGATGATGTTCAGCCCGGCGGGCTGGTGACATTCCGATGGCTGCAGCAGATGATCGACATGATGGCACAGCCCGGCCCTCCGCCGGAACCTGCAGAACCGGCAGCAAACCCGGCAGATCTGCAGGGTGCGCAGATGTACCCCGGCGAAACGCTTGCGGATTACGCACTGCACAGCACTGCCGCGCCAGAACCGGCTCCATCTACCGAGTATGACCCCATCAACGAAGACGCGGATGATCTACCGTTCTGATCTTGTAAGCTGTGCTATCTGGCTATACGGGCGTGCAAAGGAGGTGAGCAAGTGGCAAAAGAAGAAAAAAAGTCATTTGTCGTGTATCTGGACTGGTTCGACGCGCTGGAAGAGTACACGGATGCCGAAGTAGGACAGCTAATGCGGGCTTTGACAAAGTACGTCCGAACGGGCGAAAAGCCAACATTTTCCGATCGTGGAATGCGCGGAAATTTCCGGTTCATGTGCAATGGTGTGGATTCGGCTGCGGAAAAGTACGAGAACGTCAAGCAAAAGCGCCGGGAAGCCGGAAAAGCCCGTGCTGCTCAAATGAAAGCAAGTTCAGCAAATGCTTGCACATGCTACCAAGTGCAAGCAAGTGGTAACTATAATGATACTGTTACTGGAACTGGAACTGGAACTGTTACTGGAACTGGAACTGGAACTGTTACTGGAACTGGAACTGGAACTGTTACTGGAACTGGAACTGTTATATCCCCTAACGGGGATATATATAATAGCGCCGCCCCCGCCGCCGTTGACGTAGAACTTTCTAAAATCGTCCAGCATTATCAGCAGGCCGTTGGGGACTTCCCACGCTCTGCGCTGGACAAGCTGCAGAAGTGGAGGCAGGAGTACAGCACAGAGATGATCCTGCTGGCGATTGACAAGGCCACAGAAGCCGGAAAGCGCTCGTGGAACTACATCAACGGCATATTGTCCGGCTGGAAACGAGACGGGATACGCACCCCGGGGGACGTGGAAGCCAACGAACAAAGCCGACAAGCCAGACCGCGAGGAAAGCAGCCAACCGAGACCGTAGACGACCAGCTTGCCCGGGTGCTGGCAAAGATGGACAGAGAAAGAGGGTTTGAGACATGACACGGGAAGACGTGGCAAAACTGATTCGCATGAATTTTGTGCTGTACAAGCTGGGATCTAAGCCACTGACCGATGAGGAGATGCAGACCACCATCGATGTGTGGACGTACCAGTTTGGCGACTATGACGGCGATACTGTCAAGCGGGCTTTTCTGGCGGCAAACCGGGTATGCGTTTATCCGGTCACGGTGGCCGACATCTTCAAGCAGCTTTCCCAGTGTCTTGACCCGTCCGCTGAATGGGAAGCTCTGGCTGTAGCGGCACGCAAGGCACAGACATTTTTGAGCTGGCGAAAGTTCCCGATGGTGATCGGCATTGACGAAAAGGGCGGGCTGCTGCGTAGTGACGGGCAGAAAGAGCTGAAAGCCCTGTATGACCAACTCCCCCCGGCGGCAAAATCCTATGCCGGGAGCGTTGGAGGGCTTGCAGAGCTGGCTGAAATGCCAGACCTTACATACCGCCGTGCCGAGTTTTTGAAGCAGGCGCAGGCCGATATCACCACCGCCCCCCGTGAAGCGGCAAGGCTGCGGGCGAGTGAACCGACAAGGAAGGAGATTGAAAAATGAGCGAATTTATCGACCGCGAAAAAGCCATCGCAAACATCAAAGCGGCATATTGCTGTGGCTGCGAAAATTACAACGGCGTAAGATGCCGAGCGTGTCAGATTATGGACGCGATGGATGTGCTGGAAGATGAACCGGCAGTCGTCCCAGATGTCCAGCGCTGGCGCAAGACCGCAGAAGAGCCACCGACTAAGGCTGATGCAAATGAAGACGGCGACGTCCTGAGCATCAACAACAACCCCAGCGACGGCTTCATAACAAATTGGCCGTGGAACATGGTGGCAGCTTTCCCGGAAAACCTCCCGGTCTGGATGCCCATGCCTAAACGGCCGGGCGAACACCCCAAAAAGCTTTACTGGCGTGAAAATGCATGTACGGCAATTTGCCCCGTTTGCGGGTATGAATGCAACGATGATTATTACCTCGATAAATATTGTCCAGGATGTGGAACACGCCTTTGGTTTAACGAGGAGGAAGCCGAACATGACCAACCTGACATGTAAAGACTGCCCCGACCGGCACCCGATCTGTCACGACAGCTGCCCGCAGTACCATAAGTACAAGCTGGAGTTGAAAGCTGAGAACGCATACAACCAAGCCATGACCGGGCACGTCGGTGTTTATCACCGCGACCATGAGGACCGGCATCGGGAAAAAGGCCGCAAGCGGTACATGGGAGCGAACGGAGGTGCGGACAGGTGAAACCGAAAACAAAGTCTGAGCTGATGGAAGAATGGGCCAGTCAGCCGGACCAGCTTAAAAAAGAGCGCGAGGTCAAGGCCGTTCGGAAAGCAATGGACGATGCCCGCGCAGCAATCCAAGACGGTTTAACGCGGTACGTCAAGAAAAAGACCAAAGCCCGCAGCATGGCAAAGGCTGAAGCTGACCCATTTGCTGAGCTGGAAGGCTGGGAAAGCATGGAGCAGATCCAGGATGCCTACGGCTATGGCGAGATCACCGCCGACAGGCGGGACAAACTCACCGACCTTTGGGAAGCCCGGGAAGCTGCCAGAAACAGCCGCAAGGGCGCGGACAAGTACCACGACCTTGTGACAGAGATGCTGGAAACGGCCATCCGCCGGGTGGGCAATGAGTACGCAGATATGCTGTTTGAGTATGACCAGCAGCGCCGGGAAGCAGAAAAGCAGTGCGAGCAGCTGGCCATGGAAGGGATGATGAAAAAATGAAGGCTATCTTGATGAGCATTCGGCCTGAATGGTGCGACCTCATCATTCGGGGGCAAAAAACCATTGATGTGCGCAAGACCCGTCCGAAACTGGAAACGCCGTTCAAGGTGTACATCTACTGCACAAAAGCTCCGCAGCAACTCATCACCATTTTCAAGGATGGCGAAGAAACGATGGACGGCGAAATCCATCACGGAAAGCCTGTGTTCGTAAAGTTCAATAAGCTACTGCCGGACAGCATACGCGGTAATACACAGATGGTTATTGGAGAGTTCATCTGTGATGACATCCGGCGCATCGGCCCTGAGTACTGCATCGTCAAAGAAGATATCGAATCTGCAATTGCTGGAAGCTGTCTCACAGTACCGCAAGTCAAAGACTATGCCGGATGGAAGTCCGGGATGAGTTATGCAGATTTGAAAGACTTGTATGGCTGGCACATTTCCGACCTGAAAATTTACGACCGCCCACGACCGTTAAGTGCTTTCGCAAGACTACGGGCAACAAAATTTGGCTATGAGCCTGTAGATATTGAGCGACCACCGCAATCCTGGTTTTATGTGGAGGACGGGAGATGAAGCTGACCCTCTACGGCGACCCCCGCACCAAGAAAAACTCTGCCCGCATCCTCAGAAGCCGCTCAGGTGGGCGCTTTGTGGCCCCTAGCAAGGCCTACGTGGATTATGAGACGGACTGCCTGCGGCAAATCAAAAGGCCGAACAGCCCTATCTCTGCCCGTGTGAACGTGCGGTGCGTATACTACATGAAGACCGCCCGCCGGGTCGATCTGGCAAACCTCATCGAGGCTACCACGGACATTCTGGTGAAAGCCCGCGTGCTGGAGGACGACAACAGCAAGATCGTTGCCGCCCACGATGGCAGCCGGGTGGAGCTTGACCGGGAGAAACCCCGGGTTGAAATTGAGATTGAAGAAATGGAGGACGAAAATGGCTGAATATCATGTTGGATGTGGGATGTTTGGAAACATCTATGCAGGAACGATGGCACCGCCTCGAAAAGATGGCTTGAAGATGTGGCGCAACAAGTCAGATGTGACCGATGAAGCGATTACGGCGGTCATGGGGCATTTCATCACGGAAATGATGCGTGACAACAAAACCGAAATTCAAAAGGCATGGGAAGTCCGTGGCGGCAAAACGCTGAAAGTCACTTTTGAGATTTTTGATAGCAAGGAGGAAAACAATGGCACGCACATGGACACCTGACACCGACACACCGAAGCCGGACGGAACCGATTACAGCACCGTTAAGGCGTGGCTGAACCGCTACCGCGAAGCAGAGAAAAGATACTACTTGCTGTCTGACCGTTTGGCCGAAGCACAGGAGGCCACCCAGCACATCACCCAGAACATCAGCGCGGCCCCCGGCGGCAGCAAAGATGGCCAGAGCCTTGCCCGGGCGGTGGAACGTGAGGAGGAAGCGGAGCGCCGCGCTTATGAGCAAAGAGCGGTCTGCGACAGGCTGTTTCTTGAGATCAGAAACGCGCTTTCCCAGATCCAGAACGAGAAAGCATACACGGTGCTGTACAAGTACTATCTCGATTGTCTCACGTGGGACAGGGTCGCAAAAGACATGAATTATTCTCTGCGTATGGTCTATGTCTTGCGGCGCAAAGCAATGGAGGAGCTGAGCCTTTAAAAACATTGCACTGTCATTACATTGCGGTTTCACTATCGCATGGTGTAAAATTGTATCATCGGAAAAGCCAAAAGGCAAACCGATGCACGCAGCCTCCGAAACGTGTCCCTTCTTGGCATTTTCCTCCTTTTTTGCTTGCAGGTACCGGACTTTGCTCTCTCTTCACGTTTCGCGGGCTGCTTCTATGCGATACACTGACACAAAGGCAGCCTGCCGCTCATGAGAGACAGGAGGCGGTTCGATTCCGCCGTATCGCACCGTATGGCGCATGGACTAGACAACCCGCAAGGTCGCACGTGTAACCTCCCGTGCCAAGAAAAGGCCTTAGAATCCTTGCCAAGGTGTAGCTTTCCTGACAGGATGTGCGCCAACCAACAGCCCCGGCGGCGAACCGGAGCTGTTTTTATATGCCGCCTGAGCGCAGTTTGGAGCGCGGCGCGTGTGTGTAGACACGGCTGGTTCGATTCCAAGGGCGGCTTTTTTATACTCCGGTAGCTCAAGCGGTAGAGCGGCGGTCTCCAAAACCGCATGTTGCAGGTTCGAGCCCTGCCGGGAGTGCTTGCGTGCCCTATGAGGGGGCCGCGCAATAGCGGGGCATCCGGCCGCGAAAGTTCCGGATGCAGCAGTGCCCACCGTTTGACGCATGTCCAACGCACTGAATGCACGGGCGCTGCTTATTTTGATATTTTGACCGTTCGGATTTCCGGGCGGTTTTTCTTTTGCACGGGAGGAGAATAACATGATTCAGAAAGAGCTGCTGAAATTACCGGTCGAAGATCTTGTTCCGTATGAAAACAACCCGCGCGTGATCTCCCCGGAAGCCGTGAACGCCTGTGCGGAAAGTATGCGCCAGTGCAGCGCACTTGACCCCATCGAGGTGGACGAGAACAACGTCATCCTCAGCGGACACACCCGCCGTCTTGCTCTGATGCAGCTCCATGTGAACACTGCTGATGTGGTTCGTTACACCGGCCTGACCGAAGAACAGAAGCAGAAATACCGTATCCTCGCAAACAAGACCGGTGAAATGTCTGGGTGGGATTTCGGAAAACTTGAACAGGAACTGGCAGAAGTGGACTTTGGCGACTTTGACTTTGATTTTGATCTTCCTGCTGGTGACAGCAAAGAAACGCAGGTTGCTGAGGATGAGGCTCCAGAAGTTGACGAAGCTGCACCTCCAAAGGCGAAGCTGGGTGATATCTGGAAGTGCGGCAGGCATCGCGTTATGTGCGGGGACAGCACCAATGCAGAAAGCGTCAAAGCCCTTATAGGGGGGGCGCAGGCAGATATGTTGCTTACGGATCCGCCTTACGGAGTGAGCTATGTCGGAAAAACGAGTGAAAATCTGCGAATTCAAAACGATTCGTTGGCCGAAGATGAATTCTTGGAGTTTCTGTCAAAAGCATTCGCTGCAGCTGATGCCGTGATGAGACCTGGTGCGGTGTTTTACATTTGGCACGCAGACAGCAAAGGACTTATTTTCCGACAGGCGTGCAAGCAGACGGGATGGGAGATTCGGGAGACGCTCATTTGGGTGAAGAACAGCATGGTGCTTGGACGGCAGGATTACCAGTGGAAGCATGAGCCTTGCCTGTATGGATGGAAAGATGGCGCAGGACATCTATGGACAAGCGACAGGAAACAGACAACGGTTCTTGATTTTGACAGACCGGTTAAGAGCGAGTTGCACCCAACCATGAAACCGGTTGCGCTGTTTGATTATCAAATCAAGAACAACACTGAAAGCGGGAATATTGTCCTTGACCTGTTTGGGGGGAGCGGGACAACGTTGATCGCCTGCGAACAGAACGGAAGAACAGCTTATCTGATGGAGTATGATCCGAAGTACGTTGATGTCATTGTGAAGCGATGGGAAGATCTCACGGGAGAAAAGGCCGTTCTTGTAAAAGAGGTGAGCTAAGATTGGCCGAAAAGGTAAATTCGAGCAGTGGTTAGAACCGGAAGGGCTAACGCTGCTTCGCGGTTGGGCAAGGGATGGCCTGAAAGACAAGCAGATTGCCGGGAATATAGGAATTTCAGTATCCACTCTCTGCGAATGGAAAAACAAATTTTCCGAATTATCGGAAGCTTTAAAAAAAGGCCGAGAAGTTGCGGACTACATTGTGGAGAATGAGCTGTTCGAAAGCTGCAAGACCCGCACCGTAACCGTAAAAAAGCCCATCAAACTGAAAAAGGTCATGGTGGATGGAAAAAAGCGGCTTGAAGAAGAACGCATCGAGTATGCAGAGGAACAGGTCGTCGTTCCAGCCAACGTGACGGCTCAGATATTCTGGTTGAAAAACCGGCGGCCTGAAAAGTGGGCAGGTGTGCCGGAAGAAACGAGGGCAGAGGAGCATGACGACGATGGCCTGCTTGAGGCCCTGAGCGCTGCCGCAGACACCAGCCCGCCGGATGACGTGGAGATGCTGCCAGAGGAAGAGGACGACCATGCGGAAAAGTAACGGTTTTCGATGGAAAGCCCTCAGCCAGCGGCAAAAGCAGGTCTTGAGCTGGTGGACACCGCAGAGCACATACAGCGGTTACAACGGCATCATTGCTGATGGAGCTATCCGCTCAGGCAAGACCTTTGCCATGAGCTTTTCTTTTGTCCAGTGGGCCATGACCTGCTACAACGGGCAGCAGTTCGCCATGTGCGGCAAGACCATTGCCAGCTTCCGGCGCAACGTGCTGGGCACACTCAAGCAGCAGCTTGCAGCCCGTGGCTACAACGTCAAGGAACACCGGGCAGAAAACTGCATGACCGTCAGCAAGGGCGGCAAAGTCAACGAGTTTTACTTCTTTGGAGGCAAAGACGAAAGCAGCCAGGACCTGATCCAGGGCATCACCCTTGCCGGGGTATTCTTCGACGAGGTGGCCCTGATGCCGCAGAGCTTCGTCAATCAGGCCACAGCCCGTTGCTCTGTCACCGGGTCAAAGTTCTGGTTCAACTGCAACCCGGGCAGCCCACAGCACTGGTTTTATCTCGAGTGGGTGCGGAAATGCCGTTCCCGAAAGGTGATGTATCTCCATTTCACGATGGACGACAACCTGTCACTTTCCGAGGACATCAAGGCCAGATACCGCAGCCAGTACAGCGGCGTTTTTTATCAGCGTTTCATTCTGGGCCTGTGGACGGTGGCCGAGGGTCTTGTTTATGACATGTTCGACCGCAAGAAGCACGTCGTTGATGAGCTGCCGGAGCTGTCACCAAAGAGCGCCTATGTGGCGTGCGACTTTGGCACCCAGAACGCAACGGTTTTTTTGCTGTTCCAGAAGCAGGCAGATGCAGACTGCTGGATCGTCACCCGGGAGTACTACTACAGCGGCCGCGAACAGAAGCGGCAAAAGACCGTGGGCGAGTACGTAACAGATCTCAAGACGTGGCTGAATGGTCTCAAGCCGGAGAGGATCATCGTTGACCCCTCTGCCCTGCCCCTGATTACAGAGCTGCGCAAGAACGGCTTTACTCAGACCCCCGCAAACAACGACGTCCTGAGCGGCATTCTGGACGTGCAGACCATGCTGCAGACCGGGCGGCTGAAGATCTACAAAGACTGCAAGCACACGCTGGAAGAGTTTGGCGTGTACGCTTGGGATCCAGACAAAGACGACACCGTGCTGAAGGTCAACGACCACTGCATGGACACTATCCGCTATTTCGTGCGCACAAAGCGCCTTGTGAAACTGAGGGATTGATTTTGAGCACTGTATACACATTCCAGACATTCCAGCAGGCGCAAGCCGCCGGGGAACAGCCTGATTTCATCCGGCGGTTCGTGCAGCAGCACTGCAGTTCCGGACCGTACAAGATGGCGCTGGATGCAGACCTGTACGACTCACAGAAAAACCCGGGAACTGAACGCTTCGCGCAGGCTTACGCTTTGATGCTGAAACGCCTGTCCAAAAACACCAAGCAGGACACTCCACGCCCCGATATGGTCAAGAGCAATCTTTTTCGGCGGCTCAACAAGCAGCGGGCGACCTACTCCCTCGGCAACGGCGTAGTCTTTGCGGACGATGGCGTGGACAAGGACAGGCTGGGGCAGAACTTTGATGAGCAGATCCAGAAGGCCGGATATTTCGCCCTGATCCACGGCGAGAGCTTTGGCTTTTGGAACAATGACCATCTGGTGGTTTTCAAGCTGACCGAGTTTGCGCCCCTGTACGATGAAAAGACGGGCCTTTTGCAGGCAGGCGTGCGCTTCTGGCGGCTGAACCCGGACACGGATATGCACTATATCTTGTACGAGCTGGACGGCTTTACCGAGTACACGGAAAGCAAAATCGGCAATGTGATGCAGGAGACAACGCCGAAGCAGTCATACAAGAGCGTGACCGTCACCACACCCGGCGGCGGGCTGGAAAGCGTAGAGGGCGAAAACTACAGCGCTCTTCCCATTGTGCCGCTGTGGGGCTCCGACCTGCACCAGAGCACCCTTGTGGGGCTGAAAGCCTACATTGACAACACCGATCTGGTGATGTCCGGCTTCTGCAATGACCTGCAGGACTTTTCGCAGATCTACTGGCTGTGCGAGAACTTCAACGGCATGACCGATGACGAACTGCAGGAGTTCCTTGTCAAGCTGAATCTGTACCACATTGCAGGCGCAGACACCAGCGAAGGCGGCAAGATCACCCCATACACCACCGAGATCCCCGTGACGGCCCGGCAGGCTCTGCTGGAGCTGCTCCACACCCGGGTCTATGAGGACTTCGGCGGTCTTGATGTGCACTGTGTCAGCGCGGACAGCACCAACGACCATTTGGATGCAGCCTATGAACCGCTGAACCAGAACGCGGACGACTTCGAGGCTCAGGTCAAGCCGTTTATCCGGCAGATCTGCGCACTGGCTGGCTTTGACAACGCTATGCCGACATTCAACCGCAGCAAGATCACAAACACCGCCGAGCAGGTCGCAACGGTGATTTCTGAGGCACCGATCATCGGGCAGGACGTGGCCATTGACCTGCTGCCCAACCTGACCCCGGAACAAAAGGAGCAGGCCAAGGCCGCGCTGATGGCTGAGAGCGCAACACGGGAGACCGTGGACTAGGAGGAAGACGCCGATGAAAAAAAACAAAAAAATTTATGATCCTCTGGGAAGATTGATCGATGTGATGCTTTTTGTCGCTGATTTTGCCATTGTGGCTGGGTGCTTTCTGGCCGTTGCGCAGGCGATTGGCTTATGACCGACCGTGACCGCATCTCTACCCGTCAGCTGAACCGCCTGCGCCGCCGTATCCTGCGGGTGTACGGAACTGCCCGCCGGGAGATGCAGGAGCAGCTGACCGAGTTTCTGGCAAAGTACAAAGCGCTGGACGAGCGCAAGCGGGAACAGCTGGATGCAGGCGAGATTACAGAGGACGACTACCGCATCTGGCTGCAAAATCAGGTCTTTCAGTCCGGTTTGATGCACGCCAAGTTGGACGGCATCACGCAGACTTGCACCACAGCCCAGCAGACGGCCTACAAGCTGGCCCGGGACGAGCAATACAACATCTTTTCCTTTGGCGCAAACTGGGCCTTCTACGAGCTGGAACAGGCCGCAGGCGTGACGTTCGGGCTGACCCTGTACAACACCGAAGCGGTCAAGCTGCTGCTGAAAGAGAACCCCCGCATGGTGCCCAACAAACGCATCAAGAGCGAAAGCAACCGCACCTATGACGCCCGGGTGTTCAACCGCTACGTCATGCAGGGCATCGTGCAGGGCAAGAGCGTCCACGACATCGCCGTGCAGGCCGTCAACGGCATGGCTGATACAGAGATTCACTGGGCCATGAGCAACGCCATCACAGCCCTTACCAGCGCCCAGAATGCAGGGGCATTGCAGCAGATGCGCAACGCCCAGGCTTTGGGCATCGAGGTCAAAAAGCGGTGGAACTCCACCCACGACTACCGTACCCGTGAGATGCACCGTCTGCTGGATCAGCAGACAGCAGAGCTTGACGAGCCGTTCAAGGTCATGGGTTACGAGATTCAGCGCCCCGGCGACCCCAACGCGGCGCCGGAGATGGTCTACCACTGCCGCTGCGTGCTGTCCTCTGCACTGGGCAAGTATCCCCGGCAGAACGCCATGCAGCGGGACAATGTGACCAAAGAGGCCACCCCCGTCATGGATTACACCGAGTGGTACAGGGCCAAGGGCGGCAAAGAGAAAGAGCAAATGTGGTGGGCAGAAGAGCGAAAACGCAGAAAGGAGGCTGCAAAGCATGGATGAGAAGAAGCCTTGCAAATTTTGCGAGAGGCTTGCGTGGTGGAAGAAAAATTCCCCCAAAGGGGAGGACGGCCTTTACACCACGTTTCAAGTCAGTCTTATCACAAAAACGCACAGGAAAGGCGCAGGCGTGTGCGGTACGGTAACGCATCGTGCCGGTCAGCTGAATTTCTGCCCTGAGTGCGGTCGCATCTTAAAGAAAAAGCGAGAACCGAGGGATGAACCGTGAACTTTAACTACGACATCAAATTCACCGACAACACCCCGCAGCTGCATGAAGCTCTGGACTCATGGGCAGAGCGGGTGCTGACCATCTGGGGCATGAAAGTGCAGGACTACGCCCAACTGCTTGTGCCTACCGGCGCAGAGAACAGCACCCATATTGAGGGCTATGTGGGCGGCGCGCTCAAGCAGAGCCTGACCTATGCCCTCGACCTTGCAAAAAAGACCGTGACCATCGGCAGCAATTTGTTTTACAGCGTCTATGTGGAGCTGGGCACGGGCGTTCACGCCACAAACGGCAACGGGCGCAAAACGCCGTGGGTCTGGAAGGACTTCAACGGCAAGTGGCACTTTACCCGGGGTATGAGAGCAGCCAACGAGGGTAAAGGATTCCTCCGCCCGGCGGTGGAGGAGCACATCGAAGAGCTGCGAGAAATCGCGGTGGAAGAAGGAAACAAGGAGATATAAGGATGACAGAGCTTGAAAGTTTGAGCGCGCAGCTTGAAGCTGCTGTGAAAATGCAGGCAAACGCAGAAAGGCTTTATCATAAGTCTGCCGAAAAAATTGAAAAACTCAAAATGCAGATGCTTGAGGTGAAGAAAAAGAACAGGCCCAAGGCTGCAAAAGTCGAAGAGTTGTTTGCGGCTGGTGTTCAGTCACGCAAGGCGCTTCAGGAGATGTGTGATGACGCATACGGCGAGGGTAAAGCCAAAATTTCTGTTTTGGTCTATGTTCCGTCCGAAGCGCAGGACTATCCGACAGCCACAGACTGTGAATTTTCGCTCTAAAACTAAATACTCAGCGGTTGGCGCACAGCGTCAGCCGCTTTTTTATGCCGTTTTAGCTCAGTCTGGCAGAGCACCGGACTTTTAATCCGGGGGCCGTGGGTTCAAGCCCCACAAGCGGCACCACGCCGGCAGCACGTCCGGCAAATAAACCTTATTGCCAAGCATGGCAGCCCGAGCAAGGGCAGAAAGGACTAACACATGGCACTCGAACGCAAAACTCTCCGGGAGATTCTGGAAGATGAAACGACCGACACCAGCGGCAAGCTCAAGAAAATTCTGGACGTGCTGCATAAGGAAACGGACACTTTGCAGAACCAGCTCGATGAGAAGGACGCAGCCCTCGCCAAAGCCGAAAAGGACCGGGACGCAGCCAACGGCGGCAAGGAAGCCGCTGAAAAGGCGCTGAACGACTACAAGGCCCAGCAGACCCAGAAGGACACCCACGCAGCCAAGGAAGCAAAGTTCCGGGAGCTGCTGAAGTCCGCCGGGGTGCTGGACAAGTATGCTGATCGGGTCGTGCGGCTGTCTGGCGAGGATATCGACAAGCTGGAGCTGGACGATAAGGGCGAGGTCAAGGACGCCAAGAAGCACACCGACAGCCTGAAAGCCGATTGGAGCGACTTCGTAGGCACTACGACCACCACCGGCGCAAAGGTGGACAACCCGCCCACAAACGCCGGTTCCAAAATGACCAAAGACCAAATTTTTGCAATCAAGGACGCCGGCGAGCGCCAGGCGGCCATTGCAGCAAATGCCGACCTGTTTACAGGCGGCGGAAAGGACTAATACATGGCAGCAAAAGAAAATATCACCATGACCACCGATATCACCGTAGCCGCGCGTGAAATCGACTTTGTGGCCCGTTTCCAGCGCAACTGGGACCATCTGCGCACCATTCTGGGCATCATGCGCCCTATCCGGATGCAGCCTGGCACCGTGCTCAAAAGCAAGTATGCACAGGGCACCCTGCAGAGCGGCACCGTGGGCGAGGGCGAAGAGATCCCGTTCAGCAAGTACACCGTCAAGGAGAAGGAGTACGGCAAGATCACCATCGACAAGTACGGCAAGTCTGTCACCCTTGAGGCGATCCAGAATTACGGCTACGATGTCGCCGTGCAGAAGACCGATGATGAGTTCCTGTACGACCTGACCGCTCTGGTAACGGATAAGTTCTACAAGTTCCTGAACACCGGCACCCTGAAGGGCACTCCCAAGACCTTCCAGATGGCGCTGGCACATGCCAAGGGCGCGGTCGAGAACAAGTTCAAGACCATGCATCGCACCGTGACCGGCGTTGTTGGCTTTGTCAACGTGATGGACGTGTACGACTATCTGGGCAATGCCAATATCACCGTGCAGAACCAGTTCGGCTTCCAGTACATCAAGGACTTCATGGGCTACAACACCATCTTCCTGCTGTCCGACAGTGAGATCGCGAAGGGAAAGGTTATTGCCACCCCGGTAGACAACATCGTCATGTACTATGTGGATCCTGCGGATAGCGAGTTTGCCCGCGCAGGTCTGGTCTACCGGACCGCAGGCGAGGCAAGCAACCTCATCGGCTTCCACACTCAGGCAAACTACAGCACCGCAACCTCCGAGAGCTACGCCATTATGGGCGTGACCCTGTTTGCTGAGTATCTGGACGGTATCGCTGTCGAGACCATTACCCCGGGCGAGTGATCGCCCCTTTGTAAGGAGGACGCCCCATGACCGTCCCAGAGCTGTGCGTTTACACGCACAATTTTTTTGACCGGGCGGACGACCCCGTTGCCGGGGAGTTTGCTTTTGAGCCGGATACCGTGCCCGCCGGGGTAGTGCCGGGGCAGTATTTCCTTGTGTGCGGATCCATCTTCAACGACGGCGTGCACAAGGCCGGGGACGGCGATTTGACCGCCGAGACCTTCACCGGGACGGTACAGCCCATGCGCGTGCCGCCTGACTTCGTGGCGCTGGCTGAAAAGATTGACGCATACGACAAGGCGCTCCCGTCCGGCGGCGTGTATGTGTCCCAGTCTTTTGCCGGGTGGTCCGGCACGATGGCTACAGGCGCGGACGGCCTGCCCGCTGACGGCAAGACCAAATTCCGGGCCGAGATCAATCATTGGAGGAAGATGTGACATGATCAACGCGTTCACTGCATCCACCGTGATGCAGGGCTTTACCAAAAAATACCGTTTTCAGACCCGCAGCTATGAGCCGGACGGCGTGGGCGGCTTTGTTTCCGGCTGGCAGGACGGCCCCGAGTTTGAGGCCGTGGAACGCCACGACACCACCGTGGAAGCTCAGGTGGCAGAGCAGGCTGACACGGCATCTACCTATACCCTGCTGGTCAGCACCGGCGTTCCGCTGGCTTTCCCGGACTACATCAAGCGGGTAAGCGACGGGCAGACCTTCCAGATCACCAGCGCAGCAGACGAAACCAAGGCCCCGCCGGAATCCGGCATGGGACTGCGGGCCGTCAAGTGCAAAAAGGCGGTGCTGCCGTAATGGGACCGTCTGAGAGCATCAACCGGGCGCTGAACACGTTTTTCAACGGCTTTGGCATCCCCGGCTATCTGGAAGATAACATCCCTCCTGCCGCTTCACTGCCCTATCTGACCTACAAGCCCACCATCCCCGGCGGGTGGAACGAAACGGCATCCTTCCACGCCCGGCTGTGGTACCCCAGCAAGGGCGGCAGAGCCCCCATTCTGCAAACCGAGGATACGATCAGCGCAGCCCTCGAGGACAGCATAACGCTTTCCTGTGAGGGCGGCGCTATTCTTTTGCAAAAAGGCACCCCATGGGCACAGCCCCTCGACAACCCGCCTGAAGGGTATCTGTGCGAATACCTCAATTTTGAAATCACGCAATTTTGCGAGTAAGGAGCAATATGGCAAGAAAGTTTACCAAGATCAGCGCAAAAGCATTCGAGTCCATGCAGATCAATGCCGGTGTCGTGCTGAACAAATTTGACCCGTCCGGCACGACCGAGATCCAGGACGCAGACATCATCTGCGCCACCTCCGGCGGCGTGACGGCAGAGTGCAAGCCCAACATCACCGACCTTGGCGATGATGTGGACAACTGCCAGAAAAACACCGCAGAGCTGATGCAGATCGAGGACTACGACTGCACGCTGGCCTTTACCGCCCTGAACGTCACAACGGACGTTATCAAGCTGGCGCTGGGCGCTGCGGATGTGAGTGACAAGAAAGTCACGCCCCGTATGACGCTGGACCCGACAGACAGCACCGGCGATTTTAAGGACATCTGGTGGGTCGGCGACACCATCGACGGCGGTTTTGTGGCCGTCAAGTTGATGAACGCACTCTCCACCGGCGGCCTGTCCCTCAAGACCACCGACAAGGGCAAGGGCAATCTGTCTGTCACCCTGACCGGCTGCCCCCGTCTTGGCAGTGATACCGTGCCTATGGAGTGGTACTACAGCCCCAAGGCCGCAGCATAAGGAGGACACCGCATGAAATTTTTGACAGAGCTGTCCGATGAAGATTTTCTGCGCCACTGCTGGCAGATTGCCGATGTGGCAGAGGAGGTCTTGGAAAAATCCAAGATCATGGAGCTGCGCAAGGTTCTGCCGGTCCTGACCGGCGAGGAAACGCCAGAGGAGCTGGAACAGAAGAAGAAGGAGCAGGCAAAAAAGAATATTCAGGCTATGGCAAAAAGCTTGCTGTTCGACAATGCTGCTGCCACCGCAAAGCTGCTTCCGCTGCTCTATGAGCCGGATGTAGATGAAAACGGAGTGGTTGAAAATATCGGCCCGTTCAAGAAGATGCGCGCGGTGAAAGAACTGCTGAACAACGATGATGTGCTGGATTTTTTGCTCTGGTGTCTGCCGTTGGTGCTGGCGGGTACAGACGCCTGATTTCTTCCATCAGTCCGGACGCACTACGGCTGTTTGGCAGGCCGTACATTTTGCAGCACTGCCTGAACACTTTGCGGCAAGAGCGCATCACACTCAGCTATCAGGCGTACATGACGGACGCTCTGGCGCACCTTATAGGCGCGGAAGAGCGGTGGTACGACATGGTGGCCGGGCTTGTGGAAAACCGCCCACAGCCGCCGCAGCCGTCCGCTGATGAAGTGATAGCACGCATTAAAAATGGCTTGAACGGGGGTGATGAAGCCTGAAAATTTTTGAATTGAGCGCCACCCTCGGGCTGGACGACAGTGCCTACCGGCAGGGCATCCAGAATGTACAATCCGAAACGAAAAAAACCGTTTCTTCGCTGTCAGGAGAGTACAGCAAGGCCGCAAAGGCCGTAGTGGAACTGACCAGACGTTACAACGAATCGGTGGGCAAGACCGGCAAAGCATCCTCTGAGACCAAAAACCTCAAGACCATGTTGGCACAGGCAGAAGCACAGCTCAGGGCAACCACGACCGCGCTGAAAGCTGCAAACAACGGCATGGACGGCTTTGCCAGCTCCACGGAGAAAGCGTCCGGCAAATCTCTGGCCAACGCCATTACACAGGGCACGGTCATGGCGAACGTATTCTCGAAGCTCGGCTCCGCTGCACTCAGTGCCGCAGAGGGGTTCATCTCTTCCGGCATCGAGTACAACGCCCAGATCGAGAAATACACCACCGGCTTTACCAACATGTTGGGCAGCGCGGAAGCTGCCCAGCAGGTCATGAGCCAGATCCAGGAAGACGCGGCCAAAACCCCGTTTGATGTCGAGTCCCTGACAAAGGCGAACCAGTACCTGATCTCTGCAGGCGAGAACGCTTCCTATGCCCGCAGTACCATCATGGCACTGGGTGACGCGGTCTCTGCGACCGGCGGCGGCAACGACGAGCTGAACCGCATGGCGCAGAACCTGCAGCAGATCGCCAACACCGGCAAGGCTACAACGGCCGATATCAAGCAGTTTGCTTATGCCGGCATCGACGTGTACGGCATTCTGGCCGACTACACAGGCAAGTCCACTGCTGAAGTGCAGAAAATGACCATCAGTTATGATCTGCTGACGCAGGCTTTGCAGGCCGCATCCGAAGAGGGCGGGCGTTACTACAACAGCATGGACACCCAGAGCCAGACCATGAATGGCCGCGTTTCCACCCTGAAGGACAACGTGAGCCAGCTGGCCGGATTGCTGACCGGCGATTTATCCGGCGGCATCGGCGTTGTAATCGGCAATCTGAATGATCTGATCGTAAAGGCGCAGGAAGCCTACAAAACGGACGGCTGGATTGGTCTCGCAGGCGCGATCACCGGCCTGACGGAGCCTATCAACACGGCAAAAAACGCTCTCAGGGACTTCGCAAGCAAAGCCACCACATGGCTGGATCAGCTGAGCTATAAACTCAACCGTTTTCTTGGAAAAGCCGCCACAGCAGACTTCAATACCTACGAAGAGTACGCGGATGCAAATAACCGGAAGAGCAACCGTAACAGGATGCGGGAAAATGCATTAAATGGCATTGGCATCAGCAACAAGAGCTGGTCGGAGCGTCAGGCGGAAGCGGCAGCCAGTGGCAACAGAGGCAGCTCCATTACAACCAGCCCGTCTGGCTCTTCCGCTGGCAAAAAATCCAGATCCTCCGGCTCCAAGTCCACCACCGAAACGGTCATTTCGTCCATCTCCAGCACAGCTACCACCACCGCGCAGAATGCGCTGGGCGCTGTGACCACCAGCATCCAGACCCTTACCGAGAAGGTCAAGGACAGCGCGGGCAAGATCAAAGACCGCATCACCGAGACCACCACCACGACCGGCAAGGAGATGGTGAACGGTGTTGCCACGACCTTTAAGCAGGTCGAGACCAAAGTCAACGGCACGGTCACAAAGGTCACAAAGACCTATGACGACATGTCGAAAACGCTGTTGGGCACCCTTACCAACATTTCTGAAACCACCGTTGACGGCATCACCACAAAGGTGCAACAGGCGGTGGAAAAGTACGCGGACGGCAGCGAGCATATCAAGAAGACCGTCACAGAGACCGGGCAGCGCATCGGCGAGAACGGCGCGGAGACCTACGAGAAGATCATCACCTACATCGACGGCATTCAAGACAAGGTGACGGAGACCTCCAACGAGATCGACAAGAGCGTAAAGGGTACCCAAAGCCGCATTGACCAGCAGCTGAGCGAGGCTTCCGGCCAGCTGGATAAGGGCATTTTCGGGCTGGTAAAAAGCGCCTTTAGTGATGCCAAAAACGGCGACTGGGCAAGTCTTGGGCTGGATTTTGTCAATCTGATCTGGGGCGAGGTATCGCAGGGGCAGCGTGACGTGATCTCTAAGTGGCTTACGGACGCACTGACCGCGGTCAATGAGGGCTACTTCAGCGGTGGCATCGGAAAGGCATTTGATATCTTCCAGAAGCTTTTTTCTGACGGCGGGGTAAAATCCGATATCGACGGTGTGACCAATTCGGTCAAGGCTTTTGGCGAGATCATCGACGGTCTTGCAAAGTCCGGCGGCGTGGGAGGCGCTCTGGGCAGCATCGTGCAGAGTTTTTCCGGCATGGCTGGTGGCATCACCTCTGCACTGGGCACTATCGTGTCTTTCGTTGCAGCAAATCCCATTCTTGCCCTGATCCTGGGCGTTGGCACTGTCGCTGGCGGCATTGGCCTTGCCATGTGGATGGACAAGAAGAATAATCAGAAGCCTGTCAGCCACTACCAGAGCCCCTTTGACAAAACCGGCATGTATGACAGTCTTGGCACCTTCTCCACCCGTGCGGCCCTGCAGTACCGCGTCACCGGCCAGCAGTCCATTGTTGACCGGCAGACCAGCATCCTGGAACGCATCGAGGGGATGCTGGACGAGCATCTGCCTGACATCGGAAAGGGTCAGGTGGTCATGGACTCCGGTGAACTGGTGGGCGTGCTGTCGACCCGCATGGCGACCAACGTAGATGCACGCATCGGCGTGACAGTGGAACGGAAAGCGAGGGGTGTGTAATGGCAAAGCTTCTGGGGGCAAAAATCGGCAATTTTCACACCCTGAAAGATTGGGGGCTGTACCTCAAGGTAGGCAGCCCTAAAATCGGAGCGGCAGAACCGGAAGAATACCTTGTGCAGGTCACCGGATCCGATTCACTGCTGAACCTGACCACATGGGACGATGGCAAGGTGCATTACAAAAAGCGAACCATTACGATGGAACTGCTGTGCAACGCGCCAAAAAGCAAGTGGCCCAGCATCGAAAGCACCATCGCCAACGCCATTCATGGCAAGTGGCTGCAGTGCCGCTTTGATGAAGACCCGGCGTGGTACTGGGAAGGGCTTTGGAAAGTCACACCATCCCGCGACCGGCTTTCCAGCGCCTTTACCATCACCGGCACCTGCAACCCCTTCAAGCGCAGCGTCTACGACGGCACCAACGACTGGCTGTGGGATGACTTCAACTTTGAAACGGACATCGTGCGCAACTACACGAATATCCCGCTCAAGGCGGGCGAGGACAAAGAGGTGTCCATCACCGGTGCACCGCGTGCGGCCGGCATCTACTTCCAGCGCAGCGAGACCGCCGCAAACATCGCGGTGTCTCTCAATGGCTTTGAGGTGGGCATTCTGGCCAAGTCCACCGACTGGCAGTATATCGAGGGGCTTACTATGCCGGATGGCGTAGTGGGCACCCTCGTTTTTGCTGCATCGGCAGACTGCAGCATCAGCATCAAGTATTTGGGGGCAAGCCTATGAGCTATAAAGTTTATGCTGGTGTGCAGACGGATGTAGACACATGGGAAACCAAGGTCTGTATCCACGATATCAGCGATATTACCGACACGAAAAAGCTCATCAGCCCCACGCTGACCCGCGAAGTGGGTAAAGCTGGTTCATTTGAGTTTACCATGCCGCTTGGCAATGTGGCACACTCTGCACTGCAAAAGCTGCGCACTACGGTAGAGGTGGAACAGGACGGCGTTTCCATCTGGCAGGGCCGTCCCATGAGCCATGAACAGGATTATTTGATGCGTCAGAAAATCTACTGCGAAGGGGAGCTTGCATATCTGAATGATAGCGGCATTGCGCCGTACGCTGCAAAAAATGTGAGCTTTTCGCAATTTTTGGAATGGATCTGCGATAACCATAACGGAATGGTAGATGCATACAAAGCTTTTACTCCTGGCAATGTGCAAATGGACGTTCCCATGATCGTGCCCTATATCGACGGCATCAAAGTCGTGCAGGTGGGTTACAGCTACGATTCTAATGATGGAGATTACATTTACCATTGGGGAATTGTAGACCCCGTGGATGGAAAGACGAATATTTTCTATGAGGAAACAGAGATCAACAAAGCTTCCTGCCTGAGCTGGGAAATCGATGAAGAGCACATTGCGGAAGGTCGCATTATTTCACGGATTGGAAGCAACAATTTCCGCGTGCGTCTGTTTGCAGCCTATGTAAAGGGCAAAACGTACGCTGCAAAGGTCGAAGTGAAAAAAGCCGAAATCGTCTGCGGTACTTGCAACAAGAATTTTGGCACGTACTCCATTTACAACGTTGAGCAGGCATCTGAATCCAAGACCTTTAAGATCACCGAGCAAAACGGGAAATACATCCTTGCTATCAACGGCAAGACTGATTCTCGCTTTTTGTTTGATGTGAAGGAACCTACATACAGCTTTGGCGATGGAAAAAACTATGGCGTTACATGGGACATCTTGCAGAGTGAGCTGGTGGAAAAGTACGGCGGATATCTGGTGCTGCGCCATGCAGAAGATCCTGACGGAAAACCGCGCCGGTATCTGGACTATCTGCAGGCGATCACCGATAAAAACAGCCAGACGGTGGCTTTTGGAACAAACCTGCTGGATTTGACCAACAACGTCAAAGCAGAGGATATCTACACGCGGGTGATCGCGGTAGGTGCCAAAAAGATAACATGGCTTGTTTTTTCATGGGGAGAAACCATTACAGAAACCGCAAACGATCTGGCTGCACAAAAGCTTTTTGGCATCATCACAAAAGTGATCTTTATTGAAGGCATCGAAAGCACGCCGCAGTCTTTGCTGGATGCGGCAGAGGAAGAACTTGCCAAAAATCTGCGCTATCTGAACGGCATGACAGTCAAAGCGGTCGATTTGAAAGACGCTGATATTGATGTCAGCCGTATTGCAATTGGAAAGCAAACGCACATTTTCTCTGCACCGCATGGTGTAGATACCTGGCTGCTGTGTTCCAAGCTTGTTGAGCCGTTGGATTCGCCGGATAAAAAGGAGTTTACATTTGGCACTGAGTTTTCCAGCATCAGCGACCTGCAGGCTTTGAGTGCACGCAAAGCGTCCGATGCTTACGATTTGAGTCGATCGCTCAAAGGGTACATGTCAGGCTAATAAGACAGGAGGTGTTTTATGGATAAAACTTTTGATGAAGCCATTGCGGGAATCCGTAAGGCTGAGCGCGGCGTGGAAGTCCGTGAGGACATCGCACAGGGCATGGAGTACGTCAAGCAGTATGCCGAGGAAGTGACAGGCCAGCAGCAGGCTGCTTTGCAAGCCGCTCAGACCGCCACCGGAGCAGCCAGCACCGCGACGAAAAAGGCCGCAGCAGCTGCAGAGAGCGAAAGCGTGGCCCAGACTGCCGCCGCCAGCGCAACCAAAAACGCACAGTCAACATCTGCAGACGCAAAGAAAGCGGAAAACTTTGCCGCTTCTGCTGAAGACAGTGCGAACAAGGCCGCGGCCATTGTAAGCACTGATAAGACGCTGAGCGTTGAGGGTGCTCCGGCTGACGGAAAGGCTGTTGGCGATGCGCTGAAAGGCATCAAGCTCCCTATTGCCACCGCCACCACGCTGGGCGGCGTGAAGGTGGGCAGCGGTCTGACGGTCGATGCGGACGGAACACTTTCTGCGGACAGCGCTTTGGCGGCCTACCCCGTGGGCAGCATCTACCAGAGCACCGACCCCACCAGCCCCGCCGCACTGTTCGGCGGTACATGGCAGGAGATTGCGCAGAACCGGGTGCTGATGGGTGCATCCTACGCCCACGTAGCGGGTACCACAGTCGAAGCCGGTTTGCCGAACATCACGGGCCGTGCTGGCCCAGATGAGCAAGCTGGTTTTTATAACGTCAATAGACCAAATGCATATGGTGCATTTTATGGAGGTGGAAAATCCTACGACTGGGCTGCTTCAGGCACTAGCACCCCCGGCAAAGACCTTTGTTTCGACGCTTCCCGCTCGAACCCGATCTACGGCCGCAGCGCCACCGTGCAGCCCGCCGCCTACTATGTGCACATCTGGCGGCGCGTGGCCTGAGAAAGGAGGTTTTGAACCATGAAGATCATTGACGAGAACGGTGCAGCCATTGAAAACCCTGACCTGACGCTTGGGTATCTGGTGGACGACACCGAGCCAGTGGAGCACCCCGCCGTAGAAGGCGTGGAAGAGCAGTGGCACTGGGAGACCGTGACCGAGTATCCGAACGGTGGCAAGGACGTGCAGAAGATCGTTGACCGCCCCGGAGTACAGGCACAGGAGGAATGGGTGGAACAGGTGCCAATCCAGAAGTACATCCGCTACACCGCCGAAGAGCTGGCTGCGCAGGAAGAGGCGCGCAAAAAGCAGGAAGCCCGGGAGAAGCTACCGGAAACGGTGGCGGCGCTGCAGGAAGAAAACAAGACACTGAAAAAAGAAAGCGAGATGCTCAAGCAATGCTTGCTTGAAATGAGCGAGATTGTTTATGCATAAAATCACACAAAAAATCGAAAGGATGGTATTTATGATGGCAATGTTGTGGGCACAGGAAATCATGTCTGCTGAGACTATGGAGGATGCAAAGGCGCTGTATGAGCGCTGCCCCCGCCTGCTGAAGGAGAAGGTCAAGGCAATTCTTATCAAGAGCGGCTTTGAGGAAATTACGCAGTAAGGAGGACGCTATGGCTGAAATCATGGACGTGTCCCGGTATCAGGGCACGATCGACTGGGAGAAGGTCAAGGCAAGCGGGAAAGTGGACGGTGTAATGATTCGCGCCATGGGCAACAGCGCAGCGGGCAGGCCCAGTGCGCCCTACACTGACCCGCATTTTGCCCGCAATTACAGCGAGTGCAAGCGGCTGGGCATCCCCTGCGGCGTGTATGGCTATTTCAAGGCGGTCAACCGGGAGCAGGCCGACAAGGAGCTGGCCTACTTCAAGAAGCTGCTCACCGGCCGGAGCTTTGAGCTGCCGGTGGCGGTGGACATCGAGGACGAGGTGCAGAAGCCGCTAGGCAAGGCCGCGCTGACCGACCTGACAGCTTACATGCTGAGCACGGTGGAAAGCTGGGGCGTGTACGCCATGCTGTACGCCGGCCTGTGGTTCGGCAACACCTTCCTGTACATGGGCGGTGCAGAGCTGAAACCATACGACGTGTGGCTGGCGGCATACCGCACGAAGAAGCCTGCTCCCAGCTGGCCCTTTGGCATGTGGCAGTACACCAGCAAGGCCCGTGTACCCGGTGTGGCCACTAACGTGGACATGTCCCACGCATACAAGGACTATGCGGGTATCATCCGCAAGAAGGGCCTGACCCGTCTCCGGGAGGGTAAATGACCGAAAAAGAAGCTTTACTGTGGGTGCTGGGCATCCTTGGCAGCCTGTGTGCTGCGGCCATCACGATCGACAAGGTGCTGGACATCATCCACAAGTACATCAAAAAGGCACAGGCCCCCGACGATGCGCAGAACAAGCGAATGGATACGCTCGAAAAAAGACTTGGCGTGCTGGAACAGGGACAGCTTCAGCACGCACAGGCCCTTGCAAGAGACCTGCGCCGCTTTGACGGCCTCGATGAAGAAATGCGTCTCGTACTCGTTGGAGTACAAAATCTTTTGGATTCGCAGCTGTCCGGCAACAACCGCGAAGGTATGCAAAAAAGCAAATCCGATATTAACAACTACCTACTGAAAGGAGTAACGAATCATGGAAGCAATGTTTAACTTTATCCCCGCACCCATCGCACTGGTACTGATGTTCATTGGCTTTGCCGCGCTGGCTGTTGGCGCTATCCGGCTGGGTTACAAGCAGTACGTCAAGGACTGGGCGCTGGAGCTCGTGACCATCGCTGAGGACAGCATCATGGGTAGCGGTCAGGGCGCGAAGAAAAAGGCACAGGTCTTTGCCGCGCTGCGCGGCGCTCTGCCGGACTGGCTGAAGCCTTTCATCACCGATGAAGTGCTGGACAGCGTGATCGAAAAGGCCGTCAGCATGATGAAAAAGGCATTGGCAGACAAGAAGCCTACTATCAACAAGGAGTAAAGCATGATCGAGCAAAGCGTATCTCTCGCATCCAATGGCGTCGTCAAAGTGCCGGGCTATGAGCAGCTGGTGCGCTTTGGCTACACCAAGAACCGGGGCGTGTACAGGCTTGCCGTCAGTGCCACCGGCGAGTGGGAAGGGCTGGCTATCCGGGCGTTCTGGCACGTCCCGGACAGCAAAGACCCGGCATCCTCGCTGGTGGTGGACGGCTATGTGGCCGTGCCCGCCAGCGTGACCGCACAGCCCGGGAGCGGGTGCATCACCTTTGAGGGCAGCGACGGCACCAAGACCGTGACCAGCGCAGACCTGCGGTATCGTGTCAGCGCCAACTCCGGCACAGAGGATGGCACAGAGCCGGAACCGGGCACCCCTGCATGGCAGCAGCTGGTGGATGCTGTACGCACCGATGCCGCCGCCGCAGAGCAAGCCAAGACCAATGCACAGACCGCCGCCAGCGAAGCCGCCACCAGTGCAGGCAATGCAGACCAGAGCGCTCAGGAAGCCGCTGACAGCCTGCAAGAGCTCAAAGACGGCATCGCAAACGGTGACTTCAAAGGCGAGAAAGGCGACAAGGGCGACACTGGCCCCATCGGACCGGTCGGCCCGCAGGGTGCACAGGGGCCACAAGGTGAAAAGGGTGACACCGGCCCTGCCGTAGCACTGGACACCACCCTCACTCACGAGGGCGAAGCCGCTGACGCAAAAGCCACAGGTGATGCTATCAGCGCAGTAAAGGCCCGGCAGAACATTCTTGTGGGCACTGAAATAGGAAACCCTATCTCCGTTGACGACGCTTTCCCTGCGCCCCTGTGCGGCCTGACCGTGTACGGTCGGAGCACGCAGGACGGCACACCCACGCCGGATGCACCTGTGCCTATTGTGAGTGCAGGTGACGGCGGGACGATTGCGGTGAAGGTGACTGGGAAAAATCGGATGCCGCCCAACCTGAAAACGAATGACGTTATCGAGTGCTTTATCAAGAAAAACACGCTGATAACTTTAGTATTCAAAGGCGATTTAGTTTCGAAAGGCGGAAACATCTTATTCTTTAGCGAAAACAATGAACAGCAGTGGTTTGGTATTGATATTGGTAATGCTGAACAACATATAACGCTTAGAATAAACGCAACAAAGTTTAAGTATTTGTTAAAAGATACTATCAGTGAAAATGTGTGCCTGACATGGAACGCATCATCTCCCGATTATGAGCCTTACCGTGAACAGCTCCTCACCCTGCCCACTCCCAACGGCTTGCCCGGCATCCCTGTCACCTCTGGCGGCAACTACACTGACCAAAGCAGCCAGCAGTGGGTGTGCGACGAGGTGGACTTGGAGAAAGGGATGAAGGTGCAGAGGATTGATAAAGCGGCTTTTGACCGCACAAAAACGTTGGCTGAGCAAAATGCAATTCTCGCCACCCCCATCGAAACCCCGCTCACCCCTGACGAAATCGCCGCCTACAAAGCCCTCATAGCGTACGGCCCTGACACGGTGGTGCAGGCGGGTGACGGTGCGGGGGTCAAGCTGGAGTACCAGAGGGATGTAAACATCGCCATCAAACGCATTGAGGACGCAGTAGCGTCCATGACCTAAGGAGGACACATGGCTATCAAAAGTAAAGCACGGCATGACCTGACCCTGCGCTCCATCAAACGGGAGATTTCCGCAGGGCGTGACGTGGCATACTGGCTGGACAAGGCGTACACCCATCTGGACAGTGGCCTGCTGACGGAGGGCGACATCGCAGAGGTGGAAGCCCTTGCGCAGGCGTACTACGATGCGCTGGATGCTGAGGACAAGGCGAACGCTGAGGAAATTACGCAGTAAGGAGACATAACGCATGAACGCAGTAAATATCGAAGATTTGCTCGATCTGATTGAATCCATGAAACGCATATCTGCGGATGAAATTATCGCTGCATCAAAGGAGAACAACGAGCTGGAGCGCATCGCGCACATCGCAACGGAAGCAACTTATATGGCTGTTATCGAAAAGTTGGAAAACCTCCGCGTGTATGCAGTAACCGTTTTGGATAGCAAGGAGTAAGGAGACAAAAAATGTTTCATTATCACTACATTAAAGTCATTGCTGATTCCGAAAACATGAGTACGGAAGAAATCACTTCTGTTCTGCAAAAATACTTTGCAAAACAGAACGATGGTTTTTACCTCGAAATCGACTTGGATAATCATGCCGCTGATTTCGATGGCAGCGGAAAATGGCTCATGCGGTTGGAAGGAAATATTTTGTGGCTAAATGGCGAATACGTTGCGTTCAGCGGTGTGCAACAAAACAACCCGAATGATGGCGTTATCGTCAAAATTTCCGCAATTCGTTATCTCATTGTTCACAATAAGGAGTGATATCATGGCAAGCACTACATACCGTCATCTCGGTGACGTCACCGGGATGTTCGCCGCACAAGAGCAATTTCGTGACATCACGAAAATGGTCTTCGCATGTCTTCGTGGCCTCACGAAAACATACTATCTCGGCAATGTCAACAAACTGGTGACGTTTTGTCACCGGTTTGCCGCGCTTGGCACTATGGTGCGCAACGCTGGACAGCTGCCGCAGCCTTTTTGGCTCGGTGCTGCCTGTGGCGGCGGCTCGTGTAGTGCTGCCCGCTGCGCTGCAAGGACTTGACCGACAGAGGATGATCGCCGCCATCAAAAGCGCACCGCTTGGGAGGGTAGACCGTAAGATAGCCTTACTGCGGTACGTTGAGCGGCTCCCGCTGCCGGACATTGCAGCACAGATGCATTACAGCCGGACAGCGATAGGCTACCGGCTGAAAAGCATTGAAAAAATGCTGGATGTGTGATATACTAATCATGGTTATAGGATTAGCTTTGAGCTTCTGCTCAGGCAATTCAAAAACGGCAGGCTTTCGGGTCTGCCGCTTTTCTTTTTGCACGGATTGTGGTATAATAACATCAACAAATCCACCCGGCCTCTCGAAGAAGCGCATTAGGGTGGATATCTGAACCCGCTAAGCCTCTTAACGATGCGTATCATGGCGGGGCTTTTTTGTTTTATTTACACTAGTTTTGTCGAAGCTCTTGCCTTGCAAGTCAAAACGTGATATTTTATTTTTGCTTCCAATGTGAAGCCCTTAACAGTTAAGCGCTCATGCGGATTTTTCCGTGTGGGCGCTTTTCTTGCTTTACAGAAGATTATAATGCTCCGCCAGCAAAAGGCGGACGTATGCCGGGCACGCACGCTTTTCGCCGCACCAGTCCTGCACGGTTCGCAGCGGAATGCCTGCCTGCTTTGCAAATGCGGTCTGCGACAGACCAGTGCGGGCCACCAGCTCGCGCATTGGAAGATGAGCCAAATCCCAGATGGTAGACAGTCTTGCCTTCTCGGCATCCAGATCCACGCGCCCGTCGGCATCATCCGGGATGCTGAGGGTGACATTGTTGAGGAACGCTGCCCGGGATGTTTTCGGGTCGGTTGCGATAGCGAACAGTTCTGCGGTAGTATACATAGTTTTCTCCTTCTTAAATCTCCCCGGTCGATGTTCGCACATCGGCTGGGGACTTTTCTTTACTCCATATCTTCCAGAGCTTCAAGATACTTCGGGTAAAGGTCTTCCACTACGGCCTGTCTTTCAACGTCGTCCAGATTGCCGTTCATGAGTGCCTCACCCTCTTCATCGGAGAGTTCGATGCTGGTAGTGACCATCAGGTCGCGAGCGTCCAGATGAGAGGTTTTGACGTCGCCATCATCGGTCAGGTGCGCGTAGATCATCCAAACGCCGTTGTCGTACTCGATTTCGGTGCCGGTGGCCATAACCTTGGCTGCAAACTCGTCAGCAGTAAGCTTTTTCATAATTGTTACCTCCATGTGTTTGTTCGGGGTCTTTCACTGTCTTTATCATACACGCATTGCGTGCAATTGTCAAGGTTTTTTTGAAAATTTTATACGCGTTGCGTGCAAATACTTGAGCGCTCATACGGCCCTGTGCTGTGTGGCGCTTTTCTTTTTTGTCCTTCGTTGTGCGTTCGTTGTCTCTCACGGCGGTTTAAAAAAGTACACTGGGCGCAAAGGGAGGGTGCACCATGTGGCACAGGTTTAATCCAAACCCGCGCGGGAGCAGCGTCGGGGACTGCGTAGTGCGGGCGGTAGCTGCGGCCACCGGTCAGAGCTGGGAGCAGGCATATATTGCGCTGGCGCTCACCGGCTACGCCCTCGGCGATATGCCCAGCGCCAACCGCACATGGGGCGCATACCTCCAAAAACGCGGGTTCAAGCGCCGCATGGTGGAAGCAGACTGCACCACCTGTTATACCGTGGCAGATTTTGCCCGGGAGTACCCGCGTGGCGTGTACGTGCTTGGCTGCTCCGGCCACGTTCTGGCCGTGATCGACGGCGCGTGGTGGGACAGCTGGGACAGCGGCGCAGAATGCCCGATCTACTACTGGTACAAGGAGGACTGATCCATGCCGATCTATAACGGATACCCACAAGTGTTTTACCCGCAACAGCCGCAAGGGCAGTTGGAACAGCTCAGGGCAGCACAGTACCAGCCCCAGCCCGTCATGATGCCGACAATGCAGGGGCAGACCGCACCGACTGACAGCGGCTTTATTTGGGTACAGGGCGAAGCGGCTGCCCGGGGCTATCTGGTAGCCAACGGGAGCCGAGTGCTTTTACTGGATGCCGATTCCGATACCTTCTACATCAAAGAAGTGGGGCAGGACGGCAGGCCGTTCCCTCTTCGCATTTACGATTACAAAGAGCGCACCAGCGGCCCCAAAGCGTCGATTGCAGCCACGCAAGCCGCAGGCGGGGAGTATGTCACCCGCAAGGAGTTCGACGAGTTGGCGGCAAAGCTGGCGGCGTTGGAGAAGCAAGAAGCACCAGAGCCGGAAAAGGAGGGCTAAACGATGGGCAGCAGCTTGTATAACTCGATGGGCCGACAGACCCAGAATCCCATTGGCGGGCAGTTCCAGCAGTTTATGGGCCAGATGCAGGGAAAGAACCCGCAGGAGATGATAAACCAGATGCTCACCTCCGGCCAGCTCTCACAGCAGCAGCTCAACGCCATTCAGCAGCGGGCGCAGCAGATCGCGCCGATGCTCAACGGCATGAAAAATATGTTCGGATTCTGAAATGCGGCCGCATTTAGAATAAATTTAAAAATCTAACGTAAAGGAGTAAAACTATGTCTCTTTCTTCTGATAGCACGGTTCTGACCATGCCGGTGCAGCCCGCCAACGGCTACAGCAACGGCTTCAACGGCTGGGGAGGCGACTGGATGGGCTGGATCGTCCTCTTTCTGATTTTCGGCATGTTCGGCTGGGGCGGCATGGGCGGCTTTGGCTGGGGCGGCGGCATGGGCGGCGCTTCGCCTTATATGACCAGCGCTGTCACACAGGCAGACCTGCAGCGCGGCTTCGACAATCAGAGCGTCATGAACAAGCTGAATGGGCTGGAAAGCGGCCTGTGCGATGGCTTCTACGCCATGAACACCGGGATGCTTCAGGGCTTCAACGGCGTGCAGCAGGGCCTGAACGGCGTCACCAACGCCATGCAGCAGGGCTTCAACGGCACCAACATCGCGCTGATGCAGGGTCAGAATGCTCTGGCTACACAGCTGGCAGACTGCTGCTGCAAGACCCAGACCGCGATCCAGGGAGTCAACTACAATCTGGCCACTCAGGAGTGCGACACCCGGAACCAGATGCAGCAGGGCTTCTGCGCAACGCAGAATGCCATGAACAACAACACCCGGGACATTATCGAGAATCAGAACAGCAACACCCGCGCGGTGCTCGACTTCCTGACCAACGATAAGATCGCCACCCTGCAGAGCGAGAACAACGAGCTGCGTCGGGCTGCTTCTCAGGATCGCCAGAGCGCGTTCCTGACCACCGCGATGAATGCGCAGACCAACCAGATCATCGGGACTCTGCAGCAGAAAGCTCCCGTGCCTGCCTATCAGGTGCCCAACCCCAACGCCATTTACTATGGCTGTGGGACCGGCTGCGGCAGCTGCGCATAACTGAATCACGACAGCTTTTTGAGTGGTTGTTTCCAAAATGGAAATGCCCACATCAAAATGTTCAGCCCCTGAGCTGATTTTGCAAACCAGAGCGCCGGGGCAGCAGTCCCGGCGTTTTTCTATGAAAGGAGCCGATAAAATGGCTGAATTTAGCAACTCCAACACCGTCATCGTGGCGGCGGGGGAAAACCTTCCCCTGACCGAGACCGCAGTGAAAGCCCCTGCTTGTATCGTGCACCGTGAGGGAAGCGGCCTTGTGACCTTGCGCGGTCTGCCCAGCGGGCAGTGCCGGGCCCGTTTCAAAGTAAGCTTTGGCGGCAATATCGCCATTCCCACCGGCGGCACCGTGGGACCCATTTCCGTGGCGCTGGCTGTCGGCGGTGAGTCGCTGACCAGTGCGACCGCCATTGTCACCCCGGCGGCAGTCGAAAATTACTTCAACGTTTTTGTGGCTGCTTTCATCGAGGTGCCGCGCGGCTGCTGCGTGACCGTAGCGGTTAAAAACACCAGTACGCAGGCTGTCAGCATTGCAAACAGCAATCTGATCGTTGAGCGGGTAGCATAAGAAAGGAGATAAAGTCATGCTGGATAAACTGAATCACCTGAAGGACGAAATGTGCGACGAGCTCATGGAGCTGACCGACAAAAAGAACCGCTCCCCGGGTGATATCGAGATGATCGGCGAGATCGTGGATATCATTCTGGACATCCACCGCATCGAGGACTACTGCGAGGGCGGCGATTACAGCCGTGCGGGTGAGTGGGAAGCTGACATGCGCGGGACTTTTGGCCACGATGCCGGGAACGGTTACAACCGGGGCAACAGCTACGCCAACCGTGGCCGTCACTATGTGCGCGGGCACTACTCCCGCACGGATGGCCGTGAGCGCATGATCTCCGACATCGAGGACATGATGCAGGAAGCCACCGGTGCAGAGCGTGACGCCTACAAGCGGGCGGCAGACATCCTGCGGAACGCATAAGGAAGGAGGACGGCAGGCATGGATATTGACGAGATCAATGAGCACATTCGCAAGCTCAAGTGCGAAGAAACCAGCTGGCAAAGCGTCAACAAGCTTGCCGCCCTCTGCACTGTGCGGGACGAGCTGGAAGAAAAGCAGGCACCTGAAACGCAGACCCAGGCATTGCCGCCCACGGATTACCGGGCGGCGTACTCCACAGCAGCGGAACCACAAAGCGACTTTGTGGCGGCTGCCAGCTCTGTTCCTTTCGGCGGTCTGATGCAGGTGCTTGACGAGCACATGAAGGCAATAAAGCTGGCGTACCCGAAAGAGTATGAGCTGGTAATGCGGAAGATAAGCGACTTGTAAAAAGACATAAAATGTGCTATTTTTACATAAGCTTCAACATTGGGGCACGAGACGCATAATCTAACAATAACCCAACAAATCAATAATTGTTTACATTAACACGTCAAATAGACTTGATTTGTAATCAGTGGGTTGCGGGTTCAACTCCTGTCACCAGCTCCAAAAAGCCGCTCAGGAACGTTGATTTCTGGGCGGCTTTTGCTTTTGTGTTTTTGCTTTCGGCACAAAAATCCAAAAATTCCGCAAAAGATGTTGACAAACTACCATCCGGGTGGTAATATATACAGGCAATCCATGGATTGCAAAAACTGAATATGGGCGTGTTCCCGAGTGGCCAATGGGGACAGACTGTAAATCTGCTGCTTTCAGCTTCGGTGGTTCGAATCCACCCGCGCCCACCAAA